CGCGATAACGTTGTTGCCAGTGCGGTGGGTGGGTTTGGAATTGGGCGTTGGTTTGTTGCGTGGTGGAAGGGCAAACCATCGTTGGGTGTAAGAAGGCTTAGTCGGTTTACAATTGCAAGTTCGGGGCATGGTGGGGGTTGGAGGTGCAAGCACGAATAACCCCTAACCGAACATGTGCGAAAGGCTCCCGAGAACGAGAGAGGAAAACTTCTTCTTGGGGCGAAGTCTAGTTTCCGAGCGGATGGTCGGGATGCGTTTGCGTTTCGACTTGTCGATGGTGTGTGAATCGCCGAGGTCACGGACGCCGTCGGTTATGTAAGTGAGGGCGAGCATTTTTACGGTGCGAGTGAATGGGATCTCGCCGCGGGCGAAAGACTGGAGGAAGGAAAGGAAAGAGTCGAAATCGGCGGTGTTGTCGAGGGAACCGTTGTAGTGGAAAGAGTTGACACGAGCCATTTGGAGTCCAGCGACGAGTCCGACATCTTTGAAAGTCACACCGATGGCGTCACGGTAAGTTCCGTAATCATCTTTGTTCAGATAGCCACGCGTCAAGACTTTTCCCGCGATGCGAGGTAAATCGAAAGCGCAACCTTGTTTGTTGATGATGAAAGAAACGAAATTCCCGGATGGGCCAGATGCAGGTTTGAATTTCCAACTGCATTCAGATGCGTATTGTTTAAGCTTCTCCATGTCGAAAGATACGTCTGGACCACGAGCGAGAGAGTCGTCTCCTTTGATATACAGTTTGCGGTAGTCTTTCATGATGTCCATACACACGGCCATGTTAAAAAGGCAGTTGTCGATGAGTGTATGAGGGGCGCCGGAGTCTTTCTTATCGTTGACAACCAATGAGAGGGCAGTACAAGCGATGGTGCGAGAGGATAGTTGGGCAGCGACGAGGGTGCGGAGGTTCTCGGGGCAGCCTATCTTCGTCAGTGCTCGCAAGAAGATTTTCCGGCCGACGTTGTTCTGGGAGGAGTCGAATTCGGTCCAGTCGTTTTCCAAATAGCGGTCGTTGGGGATACCGTCCTGTTCAAGAAGCGTCATGACTTCAAGATCGGTCATGCCAGACGTGATGATGACGTTCCCTTTGGATTGTTTGACCAGCACGAGCTCGAGGAGGCGGGTCCAGGCGCAGATTTGGAAGTTGAGAGTTTTGTCCCAGGCAGATATGCATTGTCCGGCTTTGTCTTTGGTATTGGGGTCGGATCCGTTGCAAGGTTTCTGTTGGGATTTG